CGGTCCACGTCAGCACCTTGTCCACGGCGTCAGCCACAACCTGTGTGTCACCGCCGCCGTTGACTGCATCAGTGATCGCAGCGAAGATCAGGTTGTAGGTCTCGTCAGGTATCCGTACCAGGAAGTTCTCCGTCTGGGCCAGCTGACTCATCACGAAGGCGTGCCGGGACACGGGTGGAACATCGGTAGCCTGGGACCAGGCATGCAAGGAGATTCTGCCGATCTCGGTGAGGATGGTGTCCGGGCTCCACGGCACCGAGTACACGGCAATGGCATCGGGTTGCATCCGGTACGAGCGCCACGGGACCATCACCTTCTCCCGCACCTGGGTCAGCCAGGACTGCAGGGCGGTGGTGACTACCTGCAGGAGGCTGGCCTCGTCACTGGACCGGGACATCGATCAGGCCCCGCTCATCCATCTCGTCGCGTAGTACAATTGCATCATGCGGCAAACCGTTAAGCAGGCGCTGGGTGCAGTAGCCGTCAAGCGTGTTGCGCAGGGCCAGTACGTCCGTTTCTTCGACGCCGAGATGGCTCGCGAGGGACGAGAGGTGATCCCATGCACCAGCGAGAAGCTGGCCAGCATGCTCCGGGCCGGTCACACGTATACGTGTGTGAAGTGCTTCGGGTGCAACGCCATGTACCTGATTTCTCTGCGCTCTGGTGAGCAACCGTTTCCCTGCAACTTCCAGTGCCCGAAGTGCCACTGCATTAGCTACTACGAAGGTGGTGACGGATGACGGCACCGAAATTGACGCCACCATGTTCGCACCTTCTACCGGAGGCGGAGCGCCTTCAGCGACTGATCCTTGCGGAAGTGGGGCCGGTCCTGTCGGCTGTATACCCGTGGGAGGAGCCGGTGGTGGAGGCGGCCCGGCTCCTGGTTGCCCTGCTGCGGGTGCGACAACTGCGGTGGCCGGAAGAATGTCCTCGGTGTAGCCCGCGACCTTCCGAAGCTCCACCGACTGAACCAGGGTCGGGTCACGGAGCATCAGTTCCCTCGTGAACGCCTTCATGTCTTCTTCGTCGTCGATCAGGTCGCTGAGCTTGTAGTCCCCTGCGATGATCACGGCTTCCTTGCCGACGATGCCCTTCTCGTACAGGTTCAGGGTGTCCTTCAGCCGCTCCGGGCGGACGGTCAGCGGGGCGGTGTCGTACCAGAAGATGTACCGGTCCGGGTCTTCCTTCAAGTGCTTGAGAGCGGGCTGAAGGTATGCCGTGGTTAGGGCGTCACAGATCCGGGTCATCAGAGGCTCGATGTGGATCTTTACAGCCGACTCTTCGATGTGCCAGGCGCTCCAGTGGTTACTGCCACCGGTGCCTTCTAGGACCTCGGGAGGGAAGTCCATGGCCGTGGCGAACCGTCGGATCGCCTCAGACCGAAGCTCCCGGGCCTGCTGCGACAGTTCCGACGTGAACTGGATCAGTTGGCTCTTACCGAGAGCGTCGGTGGGCATCTCCACCACGGTTGGCATGACACCGGCAGCGGTGCCCTCGCCGCGCAGGTTGTAGGAACCGACCCTGGTCAGATGTGAAGACAGCCCCTCCGCCCCGGTCAGTTCCTCGTCGTCGTCAACGAACGAGGCTTCCTTCGGGATGGTCAGCAGGCCAGCCGAGATCAGCCGGGAGTCGATCTGTGCGAAGACGTACCTTGTCAGGCGCTCGATCTCCCACAGCATCGGCATCGCGGCGTGGACCGGACTGTCGGCCCAGATGTGACGACGTGGGTGTGGGGTCCAGACGCGGATGAGGATGTCCCCGTCTTCGATGGTGCCCAAGGTTCCGTCAGACCACTCGTACCTCAGTGTCCCCCGGTACCGCTTGAACTCCGAACAGGAGACAACGAACCACTGATCAGGGTCGGATTCAGAGCCAGCCTTACCGACAATGTAGGCATCCCCAGCAACCGTGAGATTGATCCCCAGCATCCGGAGCGCTTCGGCTTTAGCAGGCGGGCCACCAAAAAGAGTGTCAGCAAGAGCAGCAATCTTAGGAGCGGTGGCTTCTTCCTGTACACGGCCATTCTTGTCCACCTTGGCGACATAGATCCGCACCCTGGAACAGGCCGAAGCTACCCACGACGCGGCGAAGTGAAGCTCACCGATAACGTCGTAAAGTCTCCAGCACTCCTCCTGCCACGTGTTGTCACCGAAGCGGTAGTTGAGCCAGGTGCGCTGACCCTGCAGACTAATACGGGCTGCCGCCGCGACCAGGGAGTTTGGTTCACCGGCGTGCGGGGACGCGGTCATGGCGTCGATTCTCGCCAGACGCGGCTTGCGTCCCAGCCCCATCGTTTACTCCCGATCCAAGAACAGTCCGGCCACCATTGAGGCTGCGGGTATGGCTAGCGCCGCGATCACCCATTTGTTGGGAAACAGTATCGCACCAGGCATTACCAGCATCCCCACCCAGATGCTGGTACACCAGGGGCAGTAGACGAAGTAGGCGGGGAGCGACTCGCTGCCCCACTTTTTAACGGTCCAGGTTCGATACGTCAGTGTCAGTCGGTCTTCAACCATCAGCCGGGTTACCCGTGTCACCGCGAGAAGTCCCAGCACCAGGCTGATCAACAGCATACCCATACTATAAAGGTCCTTTCAGGTCAAGCGGTAGATGTCTACGGATACGACGGCATCGGACCGAACTGATCCAGATCGTAGAAGTTGTTCGGCGGTGACCACAGTCCCGGCTTACCGATCTTCATCCGCTTCTTCTCCCCGGCCATCAAGAAGATCACTGCGTGGACCATGGCGTCCATCCGGTCCGGGCTGTCCCCTGGAGCCAGCGGGTCGTACATGACACATTGGTCCTCAAGTTCAGGCATCTCGCCAACGAAGTGAAGGGCCCCCTGTTCCGACCGCATCGCTACCGGCTCGGCGCGGGTCTTCTTCCCATGCTTAGCATGGACGCCTTTCATCGGCGGCGATGTGTGACGTGGGAACAGGTCCAGTTCGCAGTACTCCCGGTACGCGTCCTGCAGAACCTCGAACAGGTACCGCTTCCCCAGGTTCTCCTCGTACACCAGAACATCGGCCTCGAACTCGGCTACCGCCCGCCACGCAGCAAGGGCCGCCTGCCTGCCTGACCCCTGGATGGTCCGGTCGCCCAGAATGTAGATCTCTCCATCCGATCCCCGACCCGCCGCGACAAGCCCCGTCTGGGCATCCTCGCCGGTGAGGTTGGGGTCCATCCCAACGACGGTGGATACGAGGGTGACATCCTCCGGCAGACTTGGGACACGATGGTTAACGATGTCCATGCGGGTGAAGAGGCCGCCTGCATTGAGCTCCAGAATCTTTCCGTACAACTCCTGCTGGCCGATGGCGGTGCCCCGGTACTTACGTTCCAGTGAAGCGAGCACGAAGCTGGAGAGGTTGGAGGCGTTGTCGAACGTGGATCCACCCATGAGGTGAACGGACCCGTCGATGCTGCCGACCCATTCCTGGAGAATGCGAATCGGTTTCGGAGTCGTTGCCACGAAAGCGCGAGGGTGATCACCAAACAGGTCAGCACGTAGCGAGGGGAGGATCCCTTCCCACCAGGATTCGTATGGCTTGACCCACTTCGCGACCTCATCGAGTACTGCACCAGCCGCGTTGTAACCGCGCCCGACATCAGCGTCATCCGCGCCCTCCGCATAGATCTTCTGACCGTCCGGGAACAGGATCATGGGACGGGGGGACTGCTTGTACCGGTGTGCGATCTCCCGTCGCTCCAGGATCCGCAGGACCCCCGCTGGTCCTTCCAGGCAGATGGTACGGGCGTCAGCCAGGGTCTCGGCGATCAACAGCCACTCGGTGGGGGCACCGGACTGGTCGTACGGGTGCTTGATCACCTGTTTCACGAGCCACTCGCCGGAGGCTCGGCTCTTGCCCCAGCCTCGACCGGCGAGGGCCAGGGCTACCAGCCAGTCGCCTTCATCGGGGGGCATCTGCTCCGGGCGACCGACATACCACCACTCGCCTCGGAGCATCTCGTTGAGCACTTCCGGTGTCTGCTCGGCAAGGAACTGCTGCCGCTCTTCACCCGGAAGGCAGGCAAGACGTTCCGCAACGGACAGACCCATGACGTGATCATAGAGTAGAATTACATGAGAGAGGGAGGGCTACGCCATGACAGACGTAACCAAGGTTCTGGAGGCCCGGGTGCAGGACGGGATGCTCGGCCCTTGCACCGTGAAGGACTACCTGGTCGACCTGCTGCAGATTCTGTGGGAGGAGAAGGAGGGCTTCTCCTGGAAGCGTCCCTTCGGTAACAGCGGCTGGCAGTTCGACCTTTATCTGGCCCTGGTGACGGCCGGAATCGT